CAATTCATATTCAACTGCCAAAGTTGATATTCGTGACGGACGTATCCGTGACGTTGATATGTTATCGATCGGATCTAACTATTCAGAAAACTCTACTATAGTCGATGTTGCGTATAGTCAGATAGATGCTAGGGTTTATCCTATTATATCTGGTGGTGTTATTACTGGGTTTAATATTGTTGAGCCTGGAACTGGTTATACTAACCTTTCTGATATAGTTGTTACTGGTACTGGTTCTGGTCTTATAGCTGACGTTGTAACTAAAGACGGCGTAATCGTTGATCTAGAACTTGTCAATGGCGGTGCTGGATATTCTAATGATGTAACTGTAACTGTAAATTCAACTACAGGTACTGGCGCAGACGTTGATGCTATAATCGAATCAGGTGTTATTACTGGGTTCGTAATTAACGACGGTGGCGATGGTTATAACTTTGCTGATGACGAAAGTACTAACATCGGAAATAATACAGTAACTATAATCGATAACGTAAACACTCCAACTGAGGAAGCTCAGGTCTCTCGAGTATATACTACCGACGGTCTGATTGCTGACTTTAATATTTACGACGGCGGTTCTGGTTATAGTAACAGGTTTAATTGTTATATTGACCGTGTCACTCAAGTCCCAGAATTACGACCTATTATTCAAGATGGCGTTGTTACTAGTGTTAATGTCAGTAATGGCGGTTATGGTTATAAAGAAGATACCACTAATCTAGTTGTAACTGCTGAACGAATTCCTACTGTACTCTCTTATGAGTTAGACGGATCGGGTTCATTTACTTCGATTGAAGTTGTATCGGGTGAAGACGGTTATGACATAACCTCTAACCTAATTATTCAAGATGACGACGGATCTGGTTTACTTGCTGACGTATTTGTTACAAACGGTAAAGTGACGTCAATCGTTATTATTGATGGCGGTTCTGGTTATACTGATCCTACTCTTTCTTTAGACGCTCGTAAAGAAATTGATATTTCAGTTGACGTTGATACTGATTACCTAACTTGGATTGACGAAGTTATCGTAGAGCCATTGATTGGTTCTGAGTATAACCCTATATTATTAGAAGGCGCTGGGAAAGGCGCAGAGATTCGTATCCAAGAGGTTACTGGTAATGGCGGTATCACTCGAGTCAAATTACAAACGTTTGGTTACAATTATCCGGACTTCTTTAATACGTTTATCGAACCTAGGAATCAAGGCGGTACAGTAGCAAACCTAGGATTTAAATCTACGGTTGTTGGTGTAACAGAACCTTCTTATGTAGACCGTAAAGGNTTCTTATCTGATATTATCAAAGTTCAAGATAATAACTTCTACCAACAGTTCTCATATGTAATTGAGACTGGTGTTCCTATCGAACTATTTAACGAAATCGTTATCAAGTCGGTACACCCTGCTGGTATGAAAGTATTCGGTGAGCAAACTATTACGGATAGATTCGACCTTGAAGCATCTATCATTGAAGGTTATGCTGCGTTCCAGAATAGATTATTCCTAGACGTTACAGATCATTCGGATAATGACGATTGGCATTTATATAAAGAGTCGGATTCTACCAAAGATACAGCAGTAACATTGGAAGACCGTTCTACTTTACTTGCCGATATACTTAAACCGAAACAAGATTTTACAGACGTCCAATCTAATACTGACGATGTTTGGTATTTTGAGAAAGACCTTACTGTAGAAGATTATCACGAGTATTCTACTCCGATTTCTAATAAAGAAACATATCATATGTTTAAAGAATCGGATTCTACGACGGAAGAAAACTTCGCCACCCATAATAAAGAAACTTGGGTGATGTTAAAGTCGCTTTTGGATACAGCTATTACTTCTGACGATACTACTATTGCCGATGACGATATATTCGCAATGACAAAAGTATTATCTGACGGTAACTATGCTATTTCTAATAAAGAAACTTGGGTATTAGAAAAACCGTTCACGGATACAGCAACTTCCACCCATAATAAAGAAACTTGGGTATTAGGAAAACCTCTATCAGATACGGCAACCTCTACTCACAATAAAGAAACTTGGACTATGTCTAAGGTGAAGTATGATTCAGGTGTTACTTCTGAAACTGTAGGTAAGTATGTTCGTAAACCTTTAGAGGATACTGTAGAAGACGTTTCTGATGCGGTAATTGTTGCCATCGGGTTAAATGTCTACGTTAGAGACGGAAATGACGAGATAATCGCAAATGCCGATCATACTTTAGTTACTTCTGAAAATGTAGGTAAGTATGTTCGTAAACCTTTATTTGATGTAGCCGTTGCTGAAGACGATACAGCTATTGCTAATGCTGACGATGATAATATTTACAGTATAAATAAATACAGAACTGACCTAGCTGACGCTCAGGATGAAGGCGGTTCATTGATTCATAATATAATTTATGCAACAGATTATTTTGAAGATCCGCAAGATTATGCGAACCAAAATATCAATTACACATTTTAAAACCAAAATCATTTAATCGGAGATACTTAAATGAATAAATTAGAAAACTTGAAAGCATCTGGTCGCCTTACTGTTGAGCGTAAAAACTCTTCTGGTGAAATGGTAGAATCGTTTGTTGTTCCAAACTTAGTAGTACAAACTGGCTTGAACTTCATCGCAGGTTCTATGCTTAAGACTACTACAAACAGCCCAGCTCGTATGACGCATATGGGTATCGGTTCTGACAATACAACCCCTGTACTTGCTGATACAGCTTTGGGTACACAGNTAAACCGTCAAGCTTTAACTTCTCAGACTGTTTCTGGTAACACTGTAACATACGTTGCTACCTTTGAGCCAAGTGAAGGTACTGGTGCTGTTAAAGAAGCAGGTATTTTTAATGCCTCATCTAACGGAACTATGCTTTGCCGTACAGTATTCCCAGTGGTAAACAAAGAAGCTGGTGATACTATCACTATCACTTGGGCTGTAACAATCAGCTAATTGGTGGTATAAGATGCCTACAGTACTTAAGAACGACATACATACGAACGTCGCGCAGATCGTTTATCGAGGGATTCGGAGCCGTACTACACGTGCTTACTTCTTCCTCGGTAGACCTTTGCCGTGGGACGGTCAAGATTTAGAAGCGCCGACGCCATTGGCATCGCGCGATTACGAGTTCGATACACGATCGAATATCATCGGTATGAAAAACATCACCGCATCTGATATTTCTTTTGCTATCGAACGACAAGATTGGACTTCGGGTACTGTATATGATATGTACGATGATCGTTACTCGTTGAACTATCCAGCTCCGTCTGGTGCTACTGACATTGCCGATGCGCAAATGTTTGTATTGACCGACGAGTTTAACATTTACAAATGCATATCAAACGGCTACGGTGCGCCATCAACGGTTAAGCCGACTGGTACATCGACTGGTTATATCGGTCCATTAGACGACGGATATATTTGGAAATATATGGATACTGTTGATATTATTCAACGTTCTAAATTCCTTACTCCAGAATATTTGCCAATCACTAATACCGTTGAAGAGCGATACTTTTCTGCAGGCTTATCTCCGATAGTGGTTAATCCTGGTGCTGGTTACGTCCAAAGTAATATATCAACCTATATTGCTGGCGACGGAACTGGTGCTGCGTTTAACCCAATTGTCGACGAGAATGGTCAAATATCTTATGTTGAAGTTATAAATCCAGGTAATCTGTACACTACTGCTACTGTTCAGGTACTAACCCCAGACCCAGATCAAGCTCAGGGAACTGGAGGAGAGATATCTGTAGCGTTAGACTATGGTGACCTTGACGATCCTCAAGCAGAAGTACAGTTGGCTGCGGTCGACGGCGAATTAAGTTTCGTATATATTTCTGACGGCGGATCTGGTTATACTACAGCAACTGCTACGATTGAAGGTAATGGTACTGGAGCTGCTGCTACAGTTATCATCGATCAGTTTGGCTCGGTAACGGGTATTAACTTGACCTCTCGCGGAACTGGTTATACTACAGCAACTGTAACTATTACTGGAGACGGTGAAGGTGCTATTGCTGATGTTATTATTGCCCCAGTTGGTGGTCATGGACGCGACTTAGTAAACGAATCGTTTGCTGATATATTATCGTTCCAGATTTCAACCCTAGACGAAATTAACCAACAGTTCTTACTATCTAACGATTACAGACAATCCGGATTAATCTTTAACCCTGACAAATTCCCTATTGAGGGTGAATTAAGACAGGCTGTGGTTGCCGAATATGTTTCTGCTTGTTACGTACTAGAAGTAGAAGGTATTGACGCTGAAGACTTTACTAACGATCAGATAATCTTTAATCAATTAACTGGTAATCGTTTATATATCGTTCAGTCTGAAGACCTTGAAGACGCTGGTGTTACTATCGGTGCTAGATTACTAGTGCAGACATTAGAAAACTTTGCTCCTGAAGTTGGGGATACTTATACTGATGAAGAAGGGACTGTATTGTTTTCATTACCGTCATCGACTTCTGATATTATAACCCCAGAAGTGGATAAGTTCTCTGGTTCTATGGTGTTCATTAACAACCGTACACCGTTCCGAAGAAACTCAGAACAGATTGTAAACATCCGAACCTACGTTAAATTTTAACGGCTAAATAACATAGTAATAATAGAATAACTTTCGGAGAAACATAGAATGGCGATCAACTTTAATACAGAGCCGTATTATGACGATTATGATGAGGATAAAAAGTTTTATAAAATCCTCTTTAAGCCTGGAGTATCGGTTCAAGCTCGTGAATTAACACAGCTTCAAACTATTATCCAGAAACAAATTGAACGTCATGGCGATCATATGTTCAAACAAGGTGCTAGAGTGTCTGGCGGTGAGTTTGGATATACGGATTCGTTCCATGCGGTTAAGCTACAAGACGCAACTGGTGGTGCTTTACTTGCCGATTTTATCGATCAACTGGTCGACGTAGAATTACGTGGAGCGACTTCAGGTGTTGTAGGTAAAGTTGTAACAGTTCGGAAGGCAACTTCAACTGACAGTAATACCATTTATGTATCATACACTTCTTCTGGTGATGATAAGGTAACTAATACTTTCTTAGACGGAGAAATCTTAATCGCCGTCGACGAAACTATCAATGGTGTCGTAGCAGGTAATCCTTTACTTACTACTATCGCCGATAATGCTACTTCGCTGGCTGCTTCTGCTGATATTCGTCGTGGTGTTTATTATGTAAACGGACACTTCGTATTAGTAGAAAATCAACGCATTATCCTTGACAAATACGATAACACTCCTTCTGCTCGAGTAGGTTTAGAAATTATTGAAACTGTTGTAGACGCAGATGAAGATCAAAGTTTACTAGATACAGCTCAAAATGCTCCTAACTTTTCAGCTCGTGGTGCAGACCGTTATTCTATTATACTAACTTTAGCTACTCGTTCTTTGGACGACTTAGACGATACTAACTTTATTGAATTAGAGCGTATCATCGACGGACGTATTAAGGCGAAAGCAAAGACCTCTGAATATTCTACCCTTGAAGATAACCTAGCTCGTCGTACATTTGACGAGTCTGGCGATTATGTTGTTAACCCATTCCAGTTGAAGTTGAAAGAAACTTTGGATGACGGTACTAACAACGGTGTTTATAAAGAAGGTAAAGTTACAGATTCGGGTAATCTCCCTTCTGACGACCTTGCTACTTTACAAGTATCTTCTGGTAAAGCATATGTTCGCGGTTATGAAGTTGCNTTAAACTCTCCTGCGTTCCTTGACGTCGAAAAGCCACGNGAAACTATTACGGTTGGTTCTACATCGTCTACTATGGATTTAGGTAACTATGTCCGTGCGGTTAACGTTTCGGGAACTCCTAATATCTCAACCAACTCTGGTTCTTTGGATAACTATTCTGAAGTTGGTTTATATGACTCGACTTCTTCTGGTACACTTATCGGCGTATGTCGTGTGCGTGCTATGGAATTAGAATCTGCTTCTCCTTCTGGTAGCGTAGATTATATCGACGCTGACGGTCAATTCCGTTTCTTCTTATTCGATATCAAAGTATTTACAGAGATTACTGCTACTGGAACTTTGACTGCAGGGCAATTACCTACTGGTTCTCAGATAAAAGGTTCACAATCTGGAGCAACTGGTTACGTATATTCTACTTCTGGCGATAAAGTTTATATTACTTCTACTGTTGGTGATTTCCGAGACGGCGAATCAATTCAATGTTCAGAAAGAAACTACGGTGTTGTAACTAACGGAACTATTGATTCTGTTAAATCTTATGCGTTCGATAACGTTAAACAATTATCTGCTACAGACTTTGACGCTGAATTAGTATTAGAATCTTCATATACTCTTTCTGGATTTGCCAACGTTTCTGGCACAACTGTTACTGGTCTTAATGCTCTGTACAGTACCGAATTAGTTGTAGGCGATGCCGTATCATTACCAACTGGAGCCAATGGTTCTTTGGAAATTAGATACATAGATGCTATCTCTAACAACCAACTAACATTAGATACTGCGGCGACTAATAACGCAACTTCAGTTGTAATCTATCGTCAACGTGCATTTATTAACGACCAAGAAAAGCATATCTTACTTCGTCGTATTGAAAAAGACTTCACTTCTAACGTAGAAGATGTCGATATTATAGCTCGTCGTCAATTCGTCGATACTGCTGACCTTAACTCACAGATCACAATTACTTGTGCGACTGGCGAGAAGTTTGGCGTTCCGAATAATATTGATTATCAAATTGTTGCTTTATCTGGAACTAATGCAGGTAAGGTCGTAAACGTTGAAGCGATCGATACTATTACAGGCGCTGGTACTACTCAGTTGACCTTAACCGACAGCACGATATTCGAAAACAATGTTGATTATAAGATCGTCGCTACTATAACCAAAACTTCTCAAACTGAGAAATCTAAAGTATTCCGTCCTTGCGAATTAGTCGACGTCGAAAACTTAAAAGACGAAACGTCTGGTGTAGTATACGGAACCTCTGCGAACCATAAAGAAATATCTCTTGGTCAAGCAGACGCAACTGAAATACTAGCAATCTATGACTCTCGTACAGTAGGAACTGCTGCTACAATTCCTTCGGTTACTCTTGGTCAAATTAACGGTTCGTTCAGTAAGGGCGAAGTGATTCGTGGTAATTCTTCTGGAGCTACTGCTAGAATTATTGATACTATCTCCCCATTGCGATATGTTTCAGTCAACGGAGTATCGTTTGTATCCGGAGAAACAATTGAAGGTTTAGATACTAATACTACTTCTATTGTCAACTCTGTTACCGCTGGCGATAACAATATCTTAAACCGTTATTTGCTAGATACTGGTCAACGTGATAACTACTATGACGTTTCTAAACTAGTATTAAAGCCAGGAGCGAAAGCACCGAAGGGCGACATTGTTGTAGTGTTTAACTACTTCGAACATGGCGCTGGCGATTTCTTCTCGGTCAATTCATATGCTGGTATAGATTACGCAGATATCCCTACTTACTCGGCGACTCGTATCGATCCTGAGATTCGTAATCCGAATGGTATTTATGACCTTCGTTCTACTATGGATTTCCGCCCTCGTGTAGCGAATATAACTTCGACTGCATCTACTCGAGTTACTGGTGCTTCTATCGTAACTGATTATTCTTTTGACTTCAAGAGTCGTAACTTTGACGATGCTGGTTCTTCTAAAGTCGATATCCCTAAAGATAACTCTAGTTTCAATTATGGATACAGCTACTATACTGCTCGTAAAGATGCGTTCTTCATTACTACTGCTGGCGAACTAAGAATTGTTAAGGGTAATCCTTCTGAGAATCCTAAACGTCCTGCTGACATTGACAACGCAATGCGTGTTGCTGATATCGAGATGCCTCCGTATGTAATTGATGTTGCTGACATCTCTATCACAAAGACTACTAACCGCCGATACACTATGAAAGATATTGGTAAGTTAGAACAACGTCTAAACAATGTAGAATACTATACGTCTCTTTCTTTACTCGAGAAAAGTGCTGAAGTTCTTCAGGTTAAAGACGCGAACGGTCTTGATAGATTTAAGTCTGGTTTCCTAGTTGATAACTTTGGTGGTCATAAAACTGGTGACGTATTAAGCCAAGATTACCGTTGTGCGATTGATATGACTGCTCGTGTACTTCGTCCTAAGTATAAGATGAAGAACGTCAAGCTTGAAGAAATTGCTACAACTCCAGCGGAACGTTATGGAAAACATTATGTTTCTAACGGCGATATCGTAACATTACCGTATACTGAAGTTGAAACTATTTCTCAGCCTTATGCTACACGTGTAGAAAACCTTAACCCTGTTCTTAACTTCGGTTGGACTGGTATCCTTAAACTAGAGCCGTCTTCAGACGAATGGTTTGAGATTGAACGTTTACCAGATGTTGTTAACAACGTAGAAGGTAACTTCAATACAATCGTTGCTCAGAATAAGAATGCTATTGGTACTGTATGGAATGCTCCTACTACCGAATGGACTGGTATCTTAATCAACGAACAACAAACCGAACGTAGAGAAACTCGTTTCGTAGACCTTGGTCAAACTAGAGGTCGTGCTGTTCTAACACGTACTACGGCTGACGAAGTTGGCGTACAAACTAGATCTGGTATTGAAACTACAGTTGTTGAACAGATTGATGTTACATCTAATGGCGATCGTGTAGTTGCTACTGCTCTTATCCCATACATGCGTCAAAATCGTGTATACTTCGAAGCATCTGGTCTTAAGCCACTTACTCGTGTATATCCTTTCTTTGATAAAGTTGATGTTTCTTCATATGTTACTCCAACTTCTGGTTCTATTACTACAAACGAAGGCGAATCTGGTACTATCGCGCAGGGTGCTGCGACTTGGGATAAAGTTAAAGCTGTGATGTTATCTTATGATAATAACACTGGGAAAGCTATTGATATCGAGTTGTCTCGCTCTTACAATGCTAAGAAAGTGACTTCTTGGAGTGGCGGTTCTACTACCCTATTCACAGTTACATCTAACTCTTTAGGTACTCCGCAACTAATTGCTACAGATTTCTATCAAGCTAACCAAGCTGCATTTTCTTCTGCTCCTACGGTTAATGCTGGGAACGCACTAGTTCGGGCTTCTTCTGTAGACTTCTCTTTGGCTTCTGGGTATGAGATTAAGAAACTGAAGGGTTCTATTGTAGACCTGCTTGTACTAACAGCTACTTCGTTTAGATTACAAGTTTCGTTTAGCGGTTTAGGATTATATTCTCAGTTATATTACTGGAATGGTTCTGGCTGGANACTTGGAGCTACGAGTACTTTGACTGGTGGCGATCAAGCTCTATCATTTGACGTTNCTCAAGACGGTGCCGTAGAAGGTATCAGTTCTCAGGAATTTAAAGCTGCTTCAACTTCAAGATCAATTAACAGATCTGTAACTACTTTCGAATTCGAATCTGGCTTAACCCCTAGTGAGTTTGGCGATTCTTTCTTCCGAGTAGAATTTAAAGATAGAAACGAAGATAACGCTTTATCTGCATTCCAAATATCTGAAGTAATATTCTTTGACGAGAATTACGATGCTTCTGAAGACCTTCAGTGGAACTTAACTAACGCATTAATTCCTAACGTAAATCACGCTGAAGTAGTTGGTTCTTTTAACTTCAAAAATGTTAAGAACGTTGCTGACGGCGGAACGCTAATTGATAATGGCGACGGTACTTGGTTGATCGACGGTGTTAACTATCGCTCTGATGTATCAAGTTACTCTGAAGCTACAGTTGCTGTTGCGGGTAAACGTCATGCGTATATTGATATTCGTCTACGTGGCGGAACTCGATTAATAGATTCTTCTACTGGCTTAGAACGTTTTGCTGCTCCTGGAGCTACAGCTGGTTCTGCTCTAGTATCTGATGCTGGCGGTTTCTTATCGGGCTTCTTTGATATTCCTGATCCGAATGTTGCAGGTAATCCTGTATTTGAAACAGGCGATCGTACTTTACGATTATCTTCTAGCGCAGAAAATGCTGATGAGTCAATCGAAACGTTTGCTCAAGCGAATTACTCTGCTAAAGGTATCTTAGAAACAAAACAAGAAACGTTTACTGCTACACGTAATGGTCGAGTGGAAACAAGAGAAGTAACTGAGAATGTTCAAGTTACTCGTCAACGTGACCTTGGCGAAGAAGTAACTGGTTGGTGGGATCCATTAGCTCAGTCTATTATGCCTTCTACTCCAGGTGGTGAATTTATCACTTCTATTGAAGTATTCTTTGCGCAGAAAGACGAATCTATCCCAGTTACGTTACAGCTTCGTGAGATGGAAAATGGTACTCCAACTCGTAAAGTAATCCCATTCGGTTCTAAGACTTTGTATCCTTCTGATGTATCTACATCACAAGCTGCAGATCAACCGACTCGATTTACTTTTGATGCTCCAGTATATGTTAAAGAAAACGTAGAAATTGCTGTAGTAGTAATGACTGATTCTGACAAATACCTTGCTTGGATTTCTCGCATGGGCGAGAATGATATCTCTGGTTCGCGTTCTGTTTCTGAACAGCCATACCTTGGTGTATTATTCAAGTCTCAGAATAACTCTACTTGGACTGCGTACGATTATGAAGACCTTAAATTTAACGTTTATCGTGCTTCGTTCGATACTAGTAAAAACGGTCTAGTTGAATTAGGTAATGCCGAAGTTCCAATGGCTCGTCTTGGTTCTGACCCAATTCAAACAGTAACTGGTTCTTCAATTGTTAAGGTTAACCACGACGATCACCACATGTACGATACTTCTACGGGTACTGGTAACTATGCTATGTTAACAGGTTTGACTTCTGGTATCGCTGGAACTCTTAACGAGTTTATGGAAACTTCTGAATCTACTATCGTTATCGACGGTGCTGTTGATGCAGGTTTCCCAGATGACGGTCAATTACATTATTACGTAATCAAGTCTGCTAACCTTGAAGAAGTTGGAGATGAGATTATCGGCGGTACTCCTTCAGTATCTAATGATGTTTATACTGTAACTGTAAGTCAGCGTGGAGTAGGTAATACTACGATCATTGCTCACCCTGAAGATTCAGTTGTCGAATGGTACGAAGTAAATGGTATCCCTCTTCAGAATCTAAACAATACTCCGCTTCAAATTCAAGAAGCTGGTCTTGATTGGTACTCTGTAGACGTTACTGTAAATGCTACTGAAACTGACTCGTTTGGCGGTTCCTCAGTAATGGCTTCTAATAACGCATTAGTAGATTCTTACCAGTTAATGGTTCCAGTGATTAACTTCCCTGATACCAATGTTAAGACTACTGTTGACTTTTTAAACGGAACTTCGCCTTCTGGTTCGCAAGTATCTTATGGACAATATGGCGCTTCTGTTTCAGAACTTATCGACCGTATCGACTTACGTCGTCCTGGTATGATTGCTTCTTCTGTTAACGAATTACAACGTAATAATGCTGAGAACTCAAGTACTGTAGTATTTGAAATGTCTTCTAGTAAAGAAAACTTATCTCCAGTTATCGACCTTGAGCGTAAATCAATTACTGCTTATGGCAACCGTTTGGATGAAGTTCGTTCTTCAGCTGATGTTTATACTGAATCTGAATATGTAGAACCAACTGCTCCTGAAGGTGATTCTGGCGAAGCTATCTATATTACAAAACGTGTTCAATTACAGAATCCTGCTACTTCTATCAAAGTAATCTTAGATGCAGTTCGTAACCCTTCTTCTGATATTCAGGTGATGTATAAGGTTCTACGTTCTGATGATTCTACGGACTTTGATGAATTAGGTTGGAGTTACTTCAACTCTGCGGGTGAAGCTGATGTTCCAGTTTCTGCGGTATCNGATCGTTCGTCNTTTAAAGAGTATCAATTTACTCAAGACGATATTCCTGAGTTTATCTCGTTCGCNNTTAAGATCAAGATGAACGGTACTAACAGTTCTGAGCCACCGTTGATTAAAGACCTTCGTGCTATAGCTTTGGCGTTATAGTATGGATAATTTTAAGGTTGTAGATGAGAATCCCGATTTAATTCGGGATCCTTCCTCGGGAGCGATTGTTAACCGCAATCGCTCAGCCTATGAGCAAGCGATGGCTGCTGCTAAAAAGGCAAAAGAGAAAGATCAAAAAATCGACTCTGCTATTACTGATATAAATAACCTTAGAGAAGAATTAAACGGCATTAAATCGATGCTCGCCCAGATATTAGAAAAGGTTTAACAGATGGCTATAGACTTCAATTTAGATTACAGAATAAGATCCACTGATACTTATGGTACACGAAAGGGTTCTTCATTAACAGCTGCTGAAGTAGATGCTAACTTTCATGAAGTTGCCTCTAANTCAGCTGCGAAGGTTGATATAGTATCAGGANTTCCGACTAACACAACTTCATATTATAGGGTTAGNAACGAAGGCAACGGAGATTTATTCAACTTTGATATTCCCAATTTATATGACATACTAAAAGAATCTGACTCTTCTTCTTTAAACTTGGGCGCCACGTTCGCTAACTTTGATATGGCAGAAGGCTCTATTACCCTATCCGAATTAGATGGCGGATATGACGCTTTATTCGGCGGAAGGCAAATGCTCGCTTCTGAGATTTCTTCCATGGATAACGGAACCCTATACGGAGACGATGCCTATGTAATAGGATCTGGTTTCGGTAAATTCGAGTCTGCTTCGANTGGGTTTAGTTCTCAATACGGCGATAAAGAAATTAGAGGGGGCGATGTAAAGATTTACGGCGGTCGTTCTGTAAAGGGATATAATGCGGGAAACCCTTCCTCTGGATACGGTGGCGACGTACAGATATACAGCGGACATTCTACTGGTTATAAGAACAGTACAAGTTTTTATAGCGGTAATATTGATATCCAGGCTCTAAGCGGTTCTTTACTTGCTTCTTCTATTAACGGAAACGACTACAGTCAGGATAGAATCGCGTTTGGCGGTGACATCAGTATAGGCGCTGGGAATTCCCTCAACGGAGTCGGCGGAAGTGTTCAAATATCGGCTGGGAATACTAGCCCGCACCCCTTTACACCATTCGATCAACAATACCCCTTCCAATACGTCACACCAACTTCGGTTGATATTGATTGCGGTCGAGGTTGGGGCGCTAACGCTGGTTCTGAATTTAATGTATTTGTTTCTGTACCTAATTCTCCGTCGGAGTGGGACTCTCAACACGTGTTGGAACTCGGTTTGAAGGTATCTCATGAAGGTGTGTATACTTCCTTTGATTTTAACAGCCTTTCTGATCGAAGAGTAAAAGAAAATATCGTAACAGTCGACGGCGCTCTACAGAAAGTATCTGACCTTCGCGGAGTATACTATAATAGAATTGGAGATCCGGATCAGGTTCGTAAATTNGGNGTAATTGCNCAAGAAGTTGAAGAAGTAATCCCTGAAGTTATTTACGAGAACGGCGANCATAAAACAGTTGCTTATGGNAATATAGTTGGTCTACTAATCGAAGCTATTAAAGAACTTAAAGCTGAAGTAGACGAATTAAAAGCTATAAATAATGTATAAAGAACTGGAGTTATAAATGGCAATATATGCTAACATAACAGTCGATCAAGGCTCTGATTACATTTCTACTATTGATGTTGAAGACGTCAACGGCGATGCCGCAGACCTAAATGGTTATAGTTCTAGAGGACAGATTAGAAAAACATATTCTTCTTTAACTAGTTATGATTTTATTACATCTATAATAAAACCAAATGACGGCAAAATACAAATTACTTTACCTAATGAAACAACATCTATTATGAAAGCTGGGCGATACGTTTATGACGTCGAAGTTGTAAATTCAGACGGCACTGTCACTCGAGTCATCGAAGGGCAGTTAGAAATAACACCTTCAGTTACGAGGTAGAAAATGGCTGCTCTTAAAGGAAAGCTAGGATCACAAAATAACGTACAAGCAAAAACAGTTGCTGTTGCACCGCCCACCAAAATCGTCGACCTTGTTGATGTTGATACCACTTTGTTAGGTGATGGTGCTGTACTGATATATAATGCTATAACAGATACTTTTGAAACAAAACAAGAGGTCGACAACCCAAATACTAAAATCATCGGAGGTAGTTTTTAATGTCAACCGTAATTAAACTAAAATATTCAACGGTCACGGCACAACCTGCTGATGACTCTCTAAACATTTCAGAACCAGCGTATTCCTTTGTCAACGGCGGAAAACTCTGGATTGGTGCTGAAGGCACCGGAGCAAGTGCAGGTACAGTAGTCCCTCAAGTGATTGGTGGTAAATACTTCACCGATATGCTAGATCATACTCCTGGGTTATTGACAGCAGGTTCTGCTATAATTACAAACTCAGAATCTAAAATCAGCGAATTAAACGTTGATAATATAACATTAGACAATAATACAATCTCTATTACTGAGACTGACGGAAACCTAACTCTCTCTGCTAATGGTTCTGGTTCTATTATTTTCTCTTCTCCAATCTCAACTTCTTCTGATGTTGATTTTGGTAATATTAGTATTTCTGGTAACACGATCTCTGCTACTAATACGAACGGAAATATTGATTTAACTCCTGACGGAACTGGACTAGTTCGTACCCTTACTGATCAAGGTTTATTGATTCCTAAAGGTACTGAAGGAACTCGACCTTCTGCTGCAGGTATTCCTGCTGGTGTAATTCGATATAACGAAACTTCAAACCGTTTCGAGGGTACTGTAAGTGGTGCTTGGACTGGTCTTGGCGGTGTAGTTGATATTGACCAAGATACTTATATTTCAGCTGAAGCTAACTCAGATGAAGATAAACTTCGTTTCTATACTGCTGGCACGCAGCGTCTAGTATTAGACGATACGGCTCTTGCTTCTTCTGTTGAAGTAACTGCACCAAAAGCAACTATTGATAACGTTATTATCGACGGTAGCGAAATTGTAATCAACGGTTCGTATATCTCTGCTACAGGTAATACCTCTGCTGGAACGATTATCTTAGACCCTGCTCCTGCTGCAGGCGATGCTGGCGGTGACTTAGTTGTTCGTGGTAACTTACAAGTAACTGGTACAACGACTACAGTTAACTCTACTGTCGTTGAGATTGCTGACCCAGTATTACAGCTTGGTACTGATACAGTTGTTGATTCTTTGGATCGTGGTGTTGAAGCAATCTACGGTATCGACGACGGTGAAGGCGGTGTTACTGCTAAGAGTGCGTTCTTCGGTTGGAGTAGAATTGGCGATAACTTTACATTCAGTATCGACGGATTTGTATCTGATGCTAAGTTTAAAGACCTTAAACTAGATGGTTCTATTGTTTCTGTTGACGGTGTTGCTCCGACTGCAGGTCAATTGCTAATCGGTAATGGTACTAACGGTGATATGGAACTTGCTACCTTAACGGCTGGCGATTCTATTACTATCACTAATACTGATGGCGGTATCGAGCTTGACGTTAATGCGGCAACTGCTGTTTCTACTACTGATATCCAAGATGCTGGCGATGGCGTTACTGATTACACTCCTGCCGCAGATAATGCTTCTGCTCGTGGTGCTGCTACATTTGCTTCTGAACAATTCAGCGTTTCTTCTGGTCACGTTGTTATCACCGAAATCGACGGCGGTACGTTCTAACACAATTGGTATAAATACCCTTGATGAATTAACTTATACCTCTACATAGAGGTATCATTGAGGGTATATACCGCATGTCTACTAATGTAATATTAAAAAGATCAGCTGTTGCTGGCAACGAACCTACTCTAGAGCAATTAAATCTTGGCGAAATCGCCATTAATACCAATGATGGTAAATTGTTCTTTAAGCAAAACGACGGCGTTGACGAAACTATCGTTACAGTCCGTGAGATTACTGAAGATACTCTAGTAATCGATCCTGCTAAACTCCATTATTCAACTGCTACTGATTTATCTACAGTCTTAGATAACCTTGATCAAAAGGTTAAAGACTTAGAAGATGAAGAACATATTTCTTCTGTTGTATCTGATACTACCTTATCGGGCGACGGTACAGCTGCGACTCCATTATCTGTTAACTATGCTACTCTTGATGGTAGGTATATACAAGCCGAAGTCGATACTCTCCAATCGGTGACAGACCGTGGCGCTTCAACTACTAACGAGATTCAAGTCCCCTCTATTGAGATTGGCGACTTTGATAATGAGGCAGGCGCTAAGTTATCTTGGAATGCTATCGACGGTACTGTCGACCTCGCTTACGATGGAGTTACTCTTCAATTAGGTCAAGAGCAGCACGTATATGGTAAAGCGGTTGGCGCTATCCCTAACGGTGCTCCTGTTATGTTCGCTGGTGCTCAAGGCGATCANATCCTTATTAC